GAAAAGTTCATAATCTGTCTTGTAAGGTAATTACTAGACCTTATTTAGAACATTTGTTGTGTATTCTTTACGTATGACTGCTCTCGAATATGCCCAATTTGTAGGAACACTGTGTGGTGCTCTCCTTGCCGTAATAGCCCTTGTCGCAAAGATTATTTTGAAGCCAATACAGAGGTTTCAACAGAGTTCTTTTGAGCGTATGCTTGATGAGCGTCTTTCTCCACTTGAGGAGACGTTGCGAGAGTTGCGCCCCAATGGTGGCTCAAGCCTTGCTGATAAGGTTATACGGCTTGAGGAGCGTCAGTCAGGAATCAGCCAGAGACTTGATGACGTTTACGAACTTGTCAAAACTCTGGCACGTTAGGAGTATCAAATGAATAACAAAACAAAAGCCGCGCTCGCGTCTTATGGTCGTAGCCTTTTAGGTTCTCTATTCACAGCGGTTGCTATTGTCGGAAATGGCGCAAGCCCTTTGTCGTTTAGCACTAGCCAGTGGTTAGATGTATCCAATGCTTTGTGGGCTGCTTTAATCCCAGTGCTATTGCGTTGGGCTAACAAGAAAGACCCAGCCTTTGGTCGTATTGCCGAATCAACTGCTGTAGAAGTAAGTGCGAAAATCACTGCTGCATCAAAGAAGGCTGCTGTAAAAAAGAAGGCGTAAACTTAAGGTTCTGGCTGGGTTGGTGTTCAGTACAGCCCAGCCAATAACCTTGCCGTAGGCTTTCCCTGACCATAGGGAGAGATGTGACTACGATTGTTGCTGTTCAATACAAAGACAAAGTTGTAATTGGTGCTGACAGTCAAGTGACTGGTAGCGGTGGACGCAGACAGTCACACCGTGAGATGGTTAAAATTACAGAACGTTCGTTGTATCTAATTGCTGGTTCTGGCGAATGTGCGCCGTGCGATATTGCTCAACATATCTGGCAACCCCCTATCCCAAAAGCGTCTGACGTAAATGACCTGTACCACTTTATGATTGCTAAAGTCGTACCGTCGTTAAAGGCTTGTTTCAAAGAGAATGAGTACAAATGGAACGAAGCAGATGAAGACGGCGAAACTAAGTTTGCTTTCCTTATTGCTGTAGGTGGTCAGGTATTTGAGATTGCAGATGATATGTCTGTTGCATTAGATAGCAGGGGTTTCTATGGCGTTGGCTCTGGTTCTGATTACGCAATAGGAGCATTGTGCGCTGGTGCAACACTAGAAACAGCACTTACTATTTCTGCCGATAACGACGTTTACACCTCTGCTCCTTTCATATACCACACTCAACTTAAGAAAAGGCTTGTAAAAAAGTGAAGTTAAATCAGATTGCTATTGCTGCTTTATTGTTGTTTATTTCAGCATTTGTAACAGGTTGTGGGTATCAGGGTTGGGTTCGTTATCCCTGTCAAGAATATGAGAATTGGCAAAAGGCTGAGTGTCAACCACCGCAGTGTGAAGCCGTTGGTCAATGTACAAAAGATTTACTGCCTGAAGTGGAGATTCAGAATGGCTAGAAAAAGATTTACCCCAGAAGAATTGCACGCTCGTTTAATTGTAACTATTGGAATTGTCTTGGCTGTTGTATTCGCCGTATCAGTGTCTAGTATGTTGTATGCGTTGTTGTTTATTACACAGCCTATGGCTCAAGCACCTAATGACGCTGCTTTCATAGACCTTGTATCAACGTTGACCGTGTTTCTAACTGGAACACTTGCTGGAATTGTAAGTGCTAATGGATTGAAGTCCAAGCCTAAACCAAAAGAAGAAACAGAAAATGAGGGAGAAAAAAATGCGGGATAACTTAATGAAGATGATTACGCTTGGCATACTTGGCTTTATCGCTTTAGTTGTTGTCGGTGAATATGTCGCTATGCTCACTGCACAACAATTGACTGGTGAAGCCGTAGGAACAAATCCTGATGCTATTGCGCTAGTGCAAAATGCTCTTGTAGGCTTAATAGGTATTATTGGCGGTTACTTTGCAGGGAAGGAAAACAAATAATGGCTGAACAAGGAACAGCAGAGCGTTTGATTGAGATTGCTACTGCCGAGATAGGTTACATAGAAGAATCCGTACCTGAAAATAAAACTAAGTATCAAAAGGCTAACCAAGCGTGGTGCGGAGCGTTCGTCAACTGGTGTGGGAAAAAGGCTGGCGTAACTCTGCCTAATTGTGTGTTTACACCTGCTGGTGCTGATGCTTTCAAGAAGTCAAAGCGTTGGTTTGAGGGCGAAGACTGTATGCCGCAACCTGGCGATATAGTGTTCTTTGATTTCCCAGCAGATGGCGTCAACAGGATTTCGCACGTAGGAATTGTTGTAAAAGACAATGGTGACGGAACTGTTACTTGTATTGAAGGAAACACCTCGCCTGATAAAAAGGGAGACCAGCGTAACGGTGGTGAAGTCTGCCTCAAGATTCGTGCGTATAAGAAAAAGAACCGTAATAAACTCAAGCCCAATCTAGCCGTTGCTATTGTTGGTTTTGGGCGACCAAGATTTGGCGTAAAGGTTGCAGGGTAGTAAGAGACCAGAAATGCCCGTTTAAGGGGCTTGGAAGGCTCGTAGAGACTGTTTAAGGGTCAGACCTACACAGATAGACGCAGGTGCAGAAAAGAGAGTATTTCTGCCCTGCGTCTACTGCTGTCACTTCCCCGTTGACAGGCTCGTATCTTGTCAGTCCTCTGTTGTATCGTCAAGCGTTGAGACACCTAATCTCAGAGGCTATGTACATTTGTCACTAACCCCAGTTATGATTGCCTCTCCACAACGTAAGAAGGAGAATGTAATGTCACTTCCACTATCTCTTGACGACGCTTTAGATGACTTCAAAACAGAAGAAGTCCGTGAAGCGTTTGTGATAGATGATGACCAAAAGGCTGCTTGGGCTATGCGTAAGTTGCGCTCGCTCCGAGTTAAGCAGAAAGTAAATGAGGAAATTGCCGCAGAAGAAATTGCTCGTGTTAATGCTTGGTTGGAATCTGTAAACAAAACAATTGAAAATGATGCTGAATACTTTGTTGCTCATTTGTCTGGTTATGGTCATAGAGTTCGACTCAATCCAGATGATGCTCGTAAATCAGTAACGTTACCGCACGGCAAGATTTCCACTAGGCAGTCAAGTCGCAAGTGGGCTGTAGATTCAGATATATTTCTTGCTTGGGCAAGAGCGAGTGCTCCAGACTTAATCAGAGTCAAGGAAGAACCTGCGTTGACCAAGATAAAAGAAGCGTATGCTGACTTAGTTGTACAAAATGCAAGTGTTTTAGAAGTTGTAACAAAAGACGGGGAGATTGTTCCTGGTCTTACAATTGAAGAAGGTAATCTTTCCATTAGCGTAGATGTGGAGTTGTGATGTTCGACCTATCAGATTATGAGCCAGTAGAAAATCGTATTCGTTCGTTCTGGGAAGCGTATCCGTCTGGACGCATACTTCCAGATAAGCCAACTCTTGTTCTTCGTGAAGACGGTAAGTACCAATGGGAATGTTGGACTCACGTTTATGTTGACAGAGAAGATTCAATGCCGACTGTTCGTGGTTTTGCAAGCGAGATTGAAGGTAGTTCTCCAGTAAACAGAACCAATGCAAGCGAGAACTGTGAAACGTCGTCAATTGGACGCGCCCTAGCCAATTTAGGGTTTGCAACAAAAGGCAAGCGTCCTTCACGTGAGGAGATGCAGAAGGTTCAGCGTGCTCAACAAGTTGTAAAAGAAAAGAAACCAATGAGTGACAGTGTTTGGCAGTCTTTAGTTTCTGCTCTGCAACTAGCAAAGAATCTTGAATACCTACAATCTGTTGCAACTTCTGTAGGTGACTATGACTTATCAGAACCACAGCGTAATGAGTTGCTATCTTTGTACACACAAAAGAAGGCTGAACTTACACCGCAAGTTGTACAAGATGTTGTACCAATATCAGAAACAATAAAAGAAGTCGTAAGTGACATTAAAGAAGATTTGGTAGAAACACCAAACTAAAAGTACGTCTCTGCGACACACTGCTGTAATTATCTTACGTGGTGTGTCGCATAGGCATTTATGGAGTAAGTTTCGCTTCCCACATTTCAGACAGGAGAGAGAATGACTGACAAAACTTCTGCTGATTACTACTTTGCAATAGTGCCTGAATGGGTGCTAGATGCTGACGTTTCATCTGCTGCTATACGTTTGTACGCTGTGCTTCGTAGGTATGCTGACAGAGATGGTATGTGTTTCCCTTCAAGACATACACTTGCCACTCGTATGCGTTGCTCTGACAGGACTGTAGATTCAGCCATTAAAGAATTACTAGAACTTGGTGCGCTTGAAAAAGAACGCCGTTACAAAGAAGATGGCGGTTACACATCAAACATTTATACTGTCTGTAGTGTCCCCCCTAGTGCAAAATCTTCGTATGGTGGGGAAAATAAGGACAGGTCACGTAGGGAAGAAAACGTCACTACCCCTAGCGAAGAAAACGACACACTAACCATAGCCATACTTAACGATAGCCAAAATGAATCAGAGAGTTCACAATTTAATAATTCTGACACTAATGAGATTTGTAACTTACTTGCAGACTGTATTGAACGTAATGGTTTCAAGCGTCCGTCTGTCACAAAGGAATGGCTCAAGGTAATTGACCGTATGATGCGTATAGACGGTAGGACTCCAGAGCAGATTCAAGGGGCTATCATTTGGGCAACGCAAGATGACTTCTGGTCAATGAATGTACGTAGCCCACAAAAGTTACGTGAACACTTTGACCGACTTCGTCTTGAGGCAACACGTAAGCAAAAGCAGAATGAGCCACGTGGCTTCTCTGCTATCCGTGATTATCTTCAAGACCAGATAGGTGCAGGACAATGAACAATGTAGAGGCTGCAAAGATTCTAGCGTTATGTGCTGTCGCTTATCCTCAATATCCACTTACAAAAGAAACTGTAAGTGTGTATGCAGAACTTCTTGCAGACTTGTCTGCGGAGCAGGTAGAGAAGGCAGTCAAAGAGTTGCTTATGACTTCTGACCGTTGGTTGTCAATTGCTTCAATACGTCGTAAAGTTGCAGAGCAGTCAGGTTCTCTTGCACCTAGCAAGATTGAGGCGTGGGGAGAAGTTATGGTGCAGATGAGAGTGACAGGCACGTATGGTCACCCAGTTTTCACGCACGACGCTATATCCCAGACAGTTCAACACTTAGGCTGGCGAAGTCTTTGTATGAGTGACAATGTAGAAACTTCACGTTCGCAGTTTTGGCGTGCGTATGAAGAACTTGTGAATCGGTTTGACCGTGTTGCGCTTGTAGGTAACCAACTAGAAATGTCCGACTCGTCTCGTAAAACCCTGACTGTGTAATGGCACGTAGATACACAGGTGCTACACCTATTGTTCGTATGACTGTTGTTATGCGTGGTGGTGGGACTTGTGAGATTTGCAATAAGCCTCTTAATAGTTCGCAGTATGTATCTTTGCACCACCGCAAGCCAAGAAAGATGGGTGGTAGCAGGGATACCACTTTGAACGAACCTAGTAATTTGATGATGATTTGTGGTTCGGGCACGTCTGGTTGTCACGGTTACGTTGAATCCAATAGAGAACTCAGTTACACAAATGGTTGGCTTGTACATTCGTACGAAATACCTAGTCAGAAACCAGTCTTAATTCGTGAGAAGTTTGTTGTATTAGATGATGAAGGCAATTATGTCTAACTCGTGGACGTTAACTCTTGAACAGCGTCCGTGGACTACCAATAGCGAGCGTGCAGGAAACAGATGGCAGAGAGCAGATAATGTGAAGACTTGGCGTCACGCTTTTTGTATTCTTGCAAGAAACCAAAATATACCCACGTTGAAGACGTGTGACATTATTGTCGAGGTGTACCAAAAAGGGGGCAGACTCCAAGATGTTGCTGCCTGTAATCCTGCTGTAAAGGCTGCAATTGACGGTCTTGTAGATGCAAAGGTAATGCCTGATGACTCACCTGCATATCTTCA